CCTGCCCACCGATTCGCTGACAACTCACACTGATGACATCCAAACGGTGACAACTTTGAAGGTGGACACTGCCGGTGATGGCACGTTCGATCAGACTTGGACAACCTCAGACTTTCAACTTTCCCCCCTGAATGGGATAGCGGGCGGTATTGAGACACCGTTCAACACTGTGAGCGCTGTGGGTGACTACTTGTTCCCTATCTATCAGCCTCGCAACGTGGAGGCTCAGCAGGCTTCTGTGCAGATCGTGGGCGTGTTCGGTTTCGCTTCTATCCCTACAGCGGTGAAGCAGGCGTGCATCATTCTTTCCATGCGACAGTTCAAACGGTACGACTCTCCAACAGGTGTGATGGGTTTTGGGGATTTGGGTGTTATGCGTGTGGGTCGCGTAGATCCTGATGTCGAGAAACTTTTGATGCCCTTCAGGAGAATGAGAACCGCGTGAGCATCAGCACAATCCGAGACGGCTTAGCAACTAACCTCGCAACGATTTCGGGGCTGAGAACTAAGGCTGACATCCCTGATAACCCTTCCCCACCTGTGGCGGTTGTGTCGTTGAACAGCGTGTCTTACGATCAGGCTTTCAAGCAGGGTCTAGCCCTTTACAACTTCACCATCACTGTCATTGTGGGGCGCGTGTCAGAACGCACAGCACAGGCCAAGTTGAACGCTTACGCCTCCACTGGGGCGGGCGGGGTGAAGAACGCAATCCAGTCAGATAAGACTTTGGGGGGCGCAGCGTTCGATGTGAGGATGCAAGAATTGACTAACATCGGTGCGATAACATTAGGTGAGCAAAGTTATTTGGCAGCTGAGTTTTCGGTTGTCGTTTACGCAGAATAAGGAGATACCGTGGCGGTTTTCGCAGCTACAGATTTTGAAATTACCATTGACACTGTTGACTTCAGTGACAGCCTCGCTGCGGTCACATTGGACATCAGCAGGGAACAACTTGAGACCACCGCTTTCGGTGATGCAGCCCGCACCTACATTGCTGGATTGCAGGATGGTTCTGTGACCTTGAGTTTTCACCAAGATTTTGCGGCCTCGGCTGTCGATGAAACACTCCACGCGGCACTAGGCACTGAGATTGCTATTGTCATCAAGCCCACCTCTGCTGCTGTTGGTGCTGGAAATCCGTCTTATTCCTTTTCAGCTTTGTGCACACAAATAACTCCATTTTCGAGTAACGTGGGGGATTTGGCTACACAGGATGTGACTTTTCCGATTTCGGGAGCAGTTACCCGCGCCACAAGCTAGTTAGTGCTAAAGTTTGAGGTATGAACTTCAATCTTTTAGTAACTTTCCTTGATGGTACAAACCGTGAGGTCAGTGGCATTGCTGCTGACCTTGTGGCGTTTGAGGCGCACTTTGATTTGAGTGTGGCCCGTCTGAACGCTGACATGAAAATCACGCACTTGCTGTGGCTGGCGTGGCATGTTCTGAAGCGCACTGGTGAGAGCAAGCACACGTTTGATAAGTGGGTTGAGTCTGTGGAAGGCGTAGAGGCTTCTGACCCAAAAGCATAAAGGGGCTGGGTGAAACTTCCGCACATTGGATGATTGCCCAGATTGCGGTTGAGACTGGTATCAGCCCTAATGAGTTAGCTTCTCTGGATCCTCGGATGTTGTGGACTATTCAGCGCGCCCTCATTGCTAAGGGTAATCAGTCTAGGAAGCCACGCAAGGGCAAGCGATAGAATAGAGGCAGGATTGGAGCTGTCTTGCTTTCTACAACAATGCGTGCTGAGGGTGTCGCTTCTGTAACCCGTGAGCTGCGTTCGTTGGATCGTAAGGCTGTGAATGAGTTGCGGAAGCAGATGCGTGCCCGCATTATTCCTATTGCTAAAGAGATTGCTGGTGAGGTTCCCCCGCAGGCACCGCTACCTGGTATGAACCATAACGGTGTGACCAGGTGGACTGGCACCCCGAGAGCTTCCGTGTCTTTCACCCCTGGGAAGTCGAGGGGCGGCGGGACTCGGTTGCTGGGTATGAAGTTCACTGGTGGCACCCGCGGTTCTGGAGGTATCGGTTTTGACTATGCGGAGCTTGCGGGTTCGAGCAAGCGCCCTGGTTCACAGTTTTCAAAGGTGTATGAGCGTGGCGGTTATGGTGGGCAACAGCATCGGGTGACGGGCCAGGGGCGTGCGTTCAATGCGGGCATCAAGGCTGCGAAACCGATTAGGGGCAAGGGTGGGTTCTTTGTGTTTGATAGCGCGTTGAAGAAACATTCAAGGATTGAGGGCATGGGTAAGGCGGCTATTGCCCAGTTCATGCGCGATGCAACAAATGACCTACAACGATTAAGGGCTAGATAATGGCTATTTTTATTCCCCTGGTTACTAAGTTTGATCCTAAGGGTTTGCAGGGCGCTCAGCGTGCCCTTGCTAGTTTTCAGAACTTTGCGGTGGATGTGGGGCGGGTTGCGGCTGCTGCTATTTCTGCTGTTGCTGTGGGATCGGTGCGTGAGGCTTCACAGTTTGAAACAAGCTTTGCGAAGATTCAGGGTCTTGTGGGTGTTACGGCTGATGAGATTGGTGTGTTGGAGGATGCGGCTAGGAGGTTAGGCCCACAGTTTGGCAAGTCTGGCATCGAGGCCGCTGACGCGCTGTTCTTTATCACCTCGGCTGGTTTGCGTGGCGCTGCGGCTACTGAGGTTCTTGAGGCCTCGTTGAAGGGTGCCGCTATCGGTTTGGGTGACACTAAGACCATTGCGGATCTTGCTACTTCGGCGGTGAACGCTTATGGCGAGTCAAACTTGGGCGGCGCTGAGGCTGTGGATGTTCTTGCTGAGGCTGTCAGGCTTGGAAAGCTAGAACCGGCTGAGCTTGCTGGGGCGATGGGGCAGGTTCTCCCGTTAGCTTCTAACTTGGGTGTGAGCTTTGACCAGGTGGGTGCCGCGCTTGCGGGCATGTCCAAAACGGGTACTGATGCCGCTACTGCTTCGACTCAGTTGCGCCAGATCCTTGCCACGCTTGCAAAGCCCACAGAAGGGGCTAATAAGGCGCTTGCCGAAATGGGTTTGTCTGCTGCGGGCCTGCGGGAGCAGATCAAAGAGAAGGGGTTGTTCTCTACCCTTGAAACTTTGACCGATGCGTTTGATGGCAATATAGAGGCAACCACTGAGGTGTTCGGGAATATTCGCGCCCTGTCTGGTGTGCTGGACTTGATGGGTGCGAGCGCTGAGGATAACGCGCTGGTGTTTGAGCAGATGGCGGATAAGACTGGCGTGCTGGATGAGGCGCTGGGGATCACTGCTGATACTGCTGCGTTCAAGTTTGATGTGGCTATGGCTACGGCGCGGGATAGTTTGCTGGAGATTGGTTCGGCAATCCTTGAAAATGTTTCCCCCCACCTAGATAGTTTCATCGAGTGGATGGAACAAAACGGCCCCGCTATTGAAACGGGCTTCATCAAGATATTTGATGCTGTCAATAAGTTCATCACTAGTGAAATCCTCGCTGACATTATTCAGGCTTTTGCGGATATGTGGCCTGAGATTGAGGAAACGATTGAGAGCTTGGGGAACCTTGTTCTTGCTTTGAGTCCACTGCTTGAGGGCACCCTGGATAACATTTTGCCCATGATCGGTGACATGGCAAGCATCATGTCCGACATTACTTTCTTTGTGGATGAAACTGTTGGTTCTCTGGGCGCTTGGGAATCGGACTCTGGTGGGTTTATCAAGATGTTGGAGCTACAGTTGAACCCGATGCTGAGGCTGAAGGAAGTTCTTAGCCAACTTGCTGGCCTGTTTGATAGGGCCAGGGATGCGTTTGAACGGTTCAAGGCTGCTGGCGGGTTGAATAGTGTAGACCTTTCTGCGATAAATACGAGCACGCTTGGTGGGCGTAGGGCTTCTGGTGGGCCTGTCGCTGGCGGGTCTAGTTACCTGGTGGGTGAGATGGGGCCGGAGATTTTCACGCCTGCTGCGGGCGGTGGGCACATCACCGCGAACAAGTCCCTGGGCGGTTCTAATATCACTATCAATGTGAACGCTGGGATGGGTGCTAACGGTAAGGCGCTAGGCGAGCAGATTATTCGTGAAATAAAGCGCTACGAGAGAACTTCTGGCCCTGTGTTTGCGAGTGCCTAATGGCGGTCACTGTTGAACTGGGGTTGTCTAAGGCTTTCACCCTTGATGACCCTGTGGCTGGCGTTATAGGTTCCACCGAGTTTGTTTTAGGCGGCGTGGATTTCGTAGACGTAACTTCTAAGGTGCGCGGGCTGAGCATAGGCAGGGGCAAGAACCGCGACCTTGACAGGTTTAGCGCGGGCGCTCTAAGTGTTAGTTTCAATAACACGAACCGCGACTTTGACCCTCTCTATACTTCTTCACCTTATGCGGGCAACATTGTGCCCAGGCGTGAGGTGCGGGTGAAGGCTGATGGGGTTACACAGTATGTGGGCACTGTCACTGACTGGAACCTTGCTTATGATGAAAGCGGGCAGTCCATTGCACAACTTGAGGCCGCTGATGGTTTAACTTTCTTAGCGCAACAGGTTCTCACTGCGGGCACTGCCACTGAACAGAAGTCTGGGGCGCGGGTGAGCGCTGTTCTCGACATGGCTTCAGTGGATTGGCCTAGTGATGAGCGAGACATTGCCACAGGTGCTTCCACGCTAGGCACTGACACGTTTGCCGGTAACGCTTTGACCTACTTGCAGAAGGTGGAACTGTCTGAGGGCGGTTTGTTCTTCATTGATAAGCAGGGGCGGGTGGCTTTCAAAGACCGGCTCAGCACACCCACAACGGGCAGTGTCACTGTGTTTGCGGATGATGGTTCTGGGAT